ACCTCGTCAATCAGCTTAAAGCCGATGCCAAAGTGTTCGTAGAACTCATACGGCGCGCATTCAAACCCCAGATCAGCCGTAGCCTCTTTACCCATGTGTTCATAGACAGCCACCCAACTGCGCAGCGTCTCCATGGTGCAGATGACGGCCTTGAAATTGAACTGCCCATCGCGCCTCAGGACAAAGGCTTTCTTGATGGACGCTGCTCCCTTGATGACGTAGATGTCCGACTTGTCCACCCGCATCGTCTTCATGAAGTCAATCACCCACTTGTCCACGTAGCCTGCCTTGATCAAGAGCAAGATACGTGTACCTAAAGCTTGAGCGATCTTGAGTCCAATGTAGGACTTACCCTTGCCAGTTTGCAAGACGATGAGCTTGCTCACCGGCAGAGGCTGTGCGCCGTACTCGATGAAGCCCGTCTGGTACTCCCGGTCAGACAAGCCTGGTTGGAGTTCCCACTCCACCACATCGGGTGTGTACATGGTTGCTCTGTAGGCGCGGATCTGATCTTGGCGGATTCCGCAATCGGCCACATGCCGCAAGAATTCCCCCAGCTGGTTGATGTGCAGTCGGTTACGCGTGCGCTGCTTGTCAGCAGCTGCAAAGACCACGTCAGGCACTCGATTGAGCACGCCGCGTGAGGGCACAAGTTTGAACTTGATGAGTCCTCGGCAGAACTCTTCTAAGATGCGCTTGGGTCCTTGAGACAACGGCTCCACGGTGAAGTGGTGGGAATAGCGCACAATCTCAAAGAGGGCATTGGCGGGTTGAGTGAGTAACTCCATAGATGACCTCAGGTGAAACAATCATGGCGACAGCGGCATACTCTTCTGTGATAGACCGCTGGGTTGTCGATCAGACAACACAGGCAGTCGAGAGATGCATGCTGGCAGCCATGGACCTCATTCAATATTTGCCTCCAATGAGTAAACAGCATAGAGACCTCCATAGCCCAGCCGTGAAGCTGAGCCATGGAGGAGCCTCATCTGTCAGGCTGATTGAGCCGCTTGCCAGACCTCATGCGGATTGAGCATCCAGTCCAGGAAGTGGTCGCTGGGATACCGGCCTTCCAGCGGGTTGAGCAGCGAGTCCGGTGTCTTGAACACCGCTCCCGCTTGCTCTTGGAAGGCCATCTGCGTGGAGGCTGAGCCCACGGCGTAGGCTTCACGCAGGCGGCGCTTGGACGTCACCGTGCCGGTACCCGGGATGGGCGAAGCGCTGTAGAGCTCGTGAGGGTGGTCCTCACGCGCACTGGCCAGCAGTGACAAGAAGATCACCTCGATGGTGCACAGCTTGGTGCCGAGCTTGCCAAAGATGAGATCGTAGAGCGCAATGAGCTGCGCCTCCAGCGGCAGATCCACCGACGGACTGCGACGAGGCTTGCGCTTGGGGATGCCGCCTACTGCCGCAATCTCTTCAGCCTCAATACCTTCAGACGCCGGCACCGCATCACCGCCAATGGCCGCTTCCACTGCCTTTTGGTGGTCACTCATGTTGAAGTGGCGCATGGGCAAGCTGAACAGCGGCAGCTCGCAGTCCCAACCGGTCAGGTCGAAACTGTAGTGCCCTGCCGACGTCACGGTATAGCCGTGATCGCGGATGTGCTGCAGCAACTCGCGCGTCATGCTGGGCTGACGAGTGTTGAGTGTGAGCTCCAGGTTGTAGACGGAGTCGATGCCGTCTTCATCCACCAGGTGCATGCACACGTTCTTGAACGCGCTAATGCGTGTGATGTCCAGGATGTTGACGCTGGACGCGTTGTTGATGTCCGTGATGCCGCGGACTTCATTGGGTGCCAGGGTGAAACTCACCTTGGCGTTGCTCTCCATGATACTCTTGTTGAGGAAATAGTCCTTGCCGTTGCTCTCAGCCCAGAGCAGGCGCGACATCAGCCCGTTCAGGCTGATGCCTTCGACCACGCTGGAGCCATCGTAGTGTTTGACGGAGAGGATCTTCTGACCCATCTCGGCCGCGGTCACCGACGAGGAGTACATGCCCAGATTGGTGTGTCTCGGCACGCTCAGGGCTTGCGCACCAAAGCACACTTCACAGATGCCGTTCGGATCTGTGCGCGGCACCAAGCACCCACCAGGATAGCACGGAGAGCGCAGATCGATCGTCTGTCCGATCAGATGCGTATCGTGGCGCGACACGATGTTGAGCTGACCCGTGGCATGGTCCATGTAGAACTTGCCTTCCAGGCCCACCAGATCGGAGTCGATCTTCTCACCTGTGTCCTTGATCTTCTCGTCACGCACGTACCACGGAAAGTACATCTGACTGCCACAGTCGCCCGGGTGGAGGTTGGCCACCACCGAGACCACATGGTGCATGCGGCGAGCAAAGTACTCGGAGCTCTGCAGTGGTGATTCCGAGTTAGCCAGCGCCTTGGTGCCAGAGCGCGACTCCATGCACAGATCCGCCATGACGGTGGTGCCGTACAGGAACCCCGTCATGATGGGCTTTTGGTAGATGCGAGAGTTCACATCCGTCAGAAAGCCCCGCACGGTGAGCACTTGCAAGGCTTGCTGCACCTTGACAAAGCCTGCCGTGATGGCGCGCGCCAGCGGGTTGTGGCGCAGCTCATCGGACTCGATGATCTTCTTGGCGGTGTTGTAAACATGGTCCACACCTTCTTGGGTGAGCGGTGCGCTCAGTACCGCTTCACGGATCACCGGGTGGTCGGCGATTTCGATCATGTCGAGCACGTCAAACGACTGCACGTACTCTTCCGAGTACACGACGAGGTCGTTGTAATAGGCGTTGATCTGGCGCAAGCACTTGAGCCAGAGGTCTTCCATGATGCTGTAGAAGTCCATGCCCCGCGAAATGTAGGTCCCCACGATGGAGCGGTAGCTGTCGCGGATCATGCCCACATGCGTGTTGTTGGACAAGTACCCTTTGGTGAAGTACTTGCTGGCACGCACTTGGCTGGTGAGCGGGGTCTTGGGGTAGTACTTCCACAGCTCCCACGCGTAGCGGGAGACGCAGATCTCCTTGTCACGCATGTTGACGACTTGGCCGTCATCGAATAGCACTGGGATGGTGCCAGTGAGGTTGTCGAGCAGCTCCTTGGAGGTGGCGTTGAGGAACGATCGAACCGGAATGGGAGAAATGGTCATAGCAGTCATGGTGGTCACACACGAAGAAGTAATATGGGACTGCATTCACATGCAGTCCCGGGCGCTGGTGGAGGTGTTGGGGCCCCTTCAGCGCGGCAACACTCCTGTGCGGCGATACTTGAACTCCAGACCGGCACAGTGCATCTCGTGATGCGCCATAGCCAGGGGGCTGCTGCCACCAAACGGATGGACGTGTCGGTCGATGATCCGTGGGATGTTGGTGGGCGTGTTGTGCGTCATGAGCGTGTACGCAACCAGTCGCGCACTGGCCGGCGAGCAACTGCGGTCCATGATCTCAGCCATCACCTCCCCACCGGCATTGCCGCCCACCACGCGCGTCTCAGTTTCACCAAAGCAGCGCGTGTGCTGAGCCCGCCAGGGCAGCACGTACTTGCACGACGCGGTCATGGCTGCCGGCACACCGTGCGCTTGGCGCGGGCCAGCCGAGACGGCGTTCCAATCATCGCCGATCTTGCTCAGCAAGTAGAAGTACACCGTGCCGATACGCACACGGCCTTTGGTGGTACGAGGAATGCCCGTGATACCAATGTACTTGACCGGCCCGTAGACGGGCTGGTAGATGCTGCGCTCGATGTCCATCACCACGTGCGGACTGTACTTGGGGTTGTCCGTGGGCAGCCAGATACGCACGCCGTTGTAGACGATCGGTGCGAGCCAGGATGCTTTGTCGACACCGATGACGCCTTGCACGAGACCTTGGTAGGTCTCTTCGTTGAAGAGTCGGTAAAACTCCTTGGCAAACTCAAACGCCGCATCCACTTTGGCCGGGTCCATGACTCGCAGCATGGCCTCAGCCTTCATGACGGTGGTGCCGTACTTGATGCCGAGCATGGTGCAGATGTCCATGTCAAACTTGGCCATGGCTGAGCCCTCGTACTGCTCGATGCTGCGGCCCGGATCCATGCGGTTGATGGTGCCGTGGGGATCTTGAATCACATGGGCACGCACCCCTGCAGCATCCACCGGCATGTTCTCCGTCGGCCAGATGGAGGTGACCACACCCTTGCCAGCATGGCCGTCGGTGCCCTTGCTGCCGATACAGGCCGGGCGCACGTACTCGATGACAAAGGTGATGCGCCACTTGGCCAGCGAGTCTTGCTTGTGCACAAGCACGGCTCGGCGCACATCGGCATTGGGCGGGTTGACAATGTGGCAGTTCACCATCAGGTTGGAGAGCTCAGGCTTGAGCACCGGTGCGACACCGTAGGTGCGCTGATAGGTCTTGTAGACGTTGGTGATGTTTTCTGAGAAGCGCTGCGCAGCGCTGAAGTACTTCTCAGCCTGAGCGTCCAGCGGGCTCGAGTCGCGGTAGCGGTGTTGGTGATCTACGCGCAGATCGACGATCAAGCCGCCCGGAGGAGCGTAGTAGGGCGTATCGAAGATATGATCGACTTGTTGCAGTGCCCGCATGCTGCGCTCAAACGGCGCCATCAGGTCGGCATCGTTTTCGGTGAGCTTGCGGTTCATGACGGCCATGAGCAGGCCGTTCTCAGCCACTTTCTCACCGATGTCCGGAAAGGGTTTGGGGTTACCCATGGCGTCTTTATAGAGCATGCGCGGCATGTGCTCGTCATCGAACTCGGCCGTCACCGTCATGTAGGTGCGCGTGCTCAGCAGCCGAGCAGCCTCCTCCGAGATGATGATGGAGTCCTCTGCGGTGCCCGGCAGCGTCATGTAGGCCACGTTGAGCTGGATGCCAGTTTGCAAGTCTCCTTCGGCAGAGACGCAAGGCGCCCTGAGGATGACCTCGCCTTTGGTCAGGCGTCCCGTCATGGGTGTGGTGGCTTTGAGGTACGCCGGCGTGCGCTCAAAGCGAAAGCCAAACTTGCTGCCTTCGTTGTGGAACTCCGGCAGCTCCAACACACCCAGCTCACGCGTTTCAGCATCTTGGTAGATGACGTACGTCACCGGGTTGTGATTGATGCCGTCTCGGTCGATAGACCGCTGATAGTACGGGATGACGTGCAACACCGTGAGGTCGCACGGTGCCACGACACTGTACGTGTACTTGGCATGCTCAAACTCCACACCGGCCACGATGCGTCGGTCGGTGGGATAGAGCAGCACGGGCAGTTGGCCGAAATGGCTAGAGGTCATCTGCGAGCGTGCGCTCGAGGTATTGACCACCCAGGAGTTCAGGGCATTAGCACCCAGCAACGCAGGGCTGGTCTCAAAGACTGCATTTCGCCGGTTGTAGCGTTTGCCCATTTCAATGGGGTCATCAAACTTGACGTCACGAAAGTGACGGTGCAGTTTCTGGCGGTCCGCATTGGGATTGGTCATGGTTGATGGATCTCCTTAACAGTGAAGGGGTGGTGGGGAGGTAACATCCGTACAGGATATGAGACTCGTAAAGATAATATACGTTTGAAAGCACTTGCATTCCCGCTTTGACTCTAGAAGGAATACCATGCTCACTTTAGCCAAGAAACTTGCTGTGGCACCCGATCCCTACTTCGATGAGGACTTTCGAGACCTCTTCGAGAACCAACTGCCTTTGTTCAAGGCCCGTGCGTCTGATCAAAGCGTGCCTGTGGCCGCCATGGATGCTGAACTCTACAAGGGTCGCTTCTACGACTACCTCTACAAGGTCGGCATTTTACCGCAGTATCACTACTTCGTGATGCGTGTCAACGACATGCTCAGTCCCAGTGACTTTGGCCCTGGCATTGGCACCCTCAAAACGCCCAACACCACCGATGTGGATCGTCTGTTGGCGCAGTTCAACACGGTCAACACCCTCAAGTCCTGATCCTTGCTCAGCCATTCCTTGCAAAAGAAAAAGCCCGCTATCAAGGAAGTCCCTGATAGCGGGCTTTATGCCGCTGTGAAAGACCGAACGACTTACACGCTGCCTACGCCGTGGAAGGCGTTGACCGGTGCGGCGTAGTTGATGGTCTGGTGTTGCTGGATGGCGTTGTTGCTCACGCCCACCGGCACGTACTGGCCAGAGTTGACCGCTGCCGCATAGGCAGTGGCAGGCATGTTGGCCATGGGGTTCTGCACCGGCGCATAGCCGTTCGTGTACGCCGGAGCCGCCGGCGGGTAGAGACTGGCGCGCACCGGCAGGTGAGACGCCTGGCCAGGATATTGCTGCTGCTGTTGCGGCGGTGCCGGCACCCACTGACCGTTGTAAAGGACGAACCGTCCGTCAGGCGAATAGGTCATCTGGGGCTGCGGCGGTGCTTGCGGCGGTGCCGGCACCCACTGGCCATTGAGGAGAATGTGCCGCCCGTCGGGTGAGTACGTGTACTGTGCGCCTGCCGGCGGCGGGGGAGCCGGCGGCTGGTAAGCCGTGTACTGACCAGGCTGCTGCTGGATCAGGCCGCTCGGACGAGCACCAATGCTCACGCGGTTGGGTGCCGGTGCAGCAGCAGGCTCCAATGCGGGCGCCGGTGGCGGAGGCGCTTGCACTTGCAGCTGCGGGGCAGGTGGGGCGGAGCTCGCGTAGGCGTTGCGAGTCTGCAGCCCGCCACGAGCCGCAGGCGCTGCAGCAGGCGCTGCAGTGGCCGGTGCAGGAGCCGCCAGGGACTTGGAGGAGTTCCAGCTGAGGATCTCAGCACGGAGTTCACCGAGCGTATCGAGCTGGGGTATCCAGTCCAGGTCCACGATGATTTTATCGGGCTCAAAGCAAAACGCGCCCAGCTCTTGCGCCACCGAGTTGATGCGCTCTTGAATGGCGCCGAGTGAGCGCATGAGCGCCACCCAGCGAGGACCCTGCGGATCGGAGCAGCCCCGCGAATAGCCCATGGCCTTCTCGGGCGATTCGGTGGTGATTTCCGGCAGAATGTACTCAAAGACGCGGATGATGTTTTCCGCTTTCTTCTTGCTGCCTACACCGAGCTTGGCCGGCTTTTCGCCACCACCCAGCCAGGTCTTGAGCATCTCGTAGATGCCGAAGGTGACGATGGCTCCGCGCAGGTATTCGCGTCCGGCGATCTTGGCGCCGTTACGGCAGTAGACGTTCATGATGGAGAGCGTCGGCTGAGCCGACACCTTGCGCACCAGGTCAGTCCACGTGCTGCCCAGGTTGGGTTCGAACACCCCCAGCTGACGCAGCATGTTGCTTTGCTCGGGGTTGGCGTTCGGATGCTGATCCACGTTCTCGGAAAACGCGATCACGGATCCGATGAGACTGACCAAGCGCAGTGCAGTGCTCTTGGTGTAGTAGCGCCGGATGAGCGCGGCCACGGCATGCTCCGGCTGGCCCATGGACTCGGCCAGCGGATGGTACGCGTGGAACTCGTCCGTGACGATGCGGTTGGCCGAGCTGAGGTAGATCGGCTTGTCCGCGCTCATGAGCGGCTCCGGGACGTCCCCGTAGCTCTGGTACAGTCGACCCTGATGGTCGACCGTGATGAAGGCCAGCTTCAGGCTGTCCTCATACAGCTTGGCAAGTTTCGACATGAGTATCCTTGTGAGTGGGGTGAAAGGCTGCTGTAGCACGTGTCATGCTACAGCAACAGGCAGGTCAGACGAGTGAGATCAGCTCAGCACGTCATAGTTCTGGTAGTTGTGGTTGGGCATCTGCAGTTGAGCGGTGTTGGCCAGAGCATTCATGCCCGAGGCCAGTTGGATGTAGCCGTTCGGATCAGCCGTCACCATGGGGTTCCACGGGCTGTTGGCGTAGATGGGGAAGGAGTACTTCTCCGTGGTACCAAACAGGTCGCTGATGTCGATGTGGGCGTAGCCGAACAGAGCACACGTCATCCGGATCGAGAACGGATAGTTGTGGCTGAACGACGCGGCCGGGAACATCTCGGACTGCATGGCGTGCTGGAACGCGTAGGTCAGCTGCTCCACCGGTCGGTTGCCCACGAAGGTCATGGCACTGGTCACCACGCAGTGGCCCGGGCGTTGATCCAGCGTATTGCCCCGCGCCATCTGGATGAACTCCACGCTCGAGAGGCCGCACATGTTCATGTACGCCGGCACGCTCTGCGCGTACATGGCTGCAATGGTGGCCAGTTGTCGGTTGTCACCCGTCACCAGCGCGCCCATGTTGGCATCCGGCGCAAAAGGCACGACCACCGTGCGCTGCAGCAGCGTGGGGTCGATTTCTTGCAGCTGCGAGATGGTCAGGCGTGCTGCAGCCGGAGAGCCCGTGTCATGCAGCATCTGCGTGAGCATGCGGAAGAAATCTTCCTTGACCAGCGAGGCAGTCTGCAGCCGCGACGCGCGCTCGCTGTGCTCCATGGCCGGATCACCATTGAGGCCAGCCGTGGGCGCAGTGGCGGCCAGCAGATAGTCACTGGCCCAGCGGCACGGGCTGGTCTGGAAGCTGCTGGCCAGCTGAGCCGTAGCACCCAGCGGGCACATGGTCGACGAATGCAGCCCCAACTGGTTGCCACTGGCCTGAGCAAAGGCTGCGTCCTGCGAGATCAGGTAGATGTCGCTGGGGCGCTGCAGCATGAGGCCTGCCACCTGACTGGCGTCGTTGGTGTTCTTGAGCACGTCACTGCCCGCTTGGATCTCGTTGATGCCCACCGGCAGCGTGATGCTGGCTGCGGCCGACTGCTCGTGGATCTTCTGGTAGCTGTTGATGTTGAGCACCATGTTCGGATCCACGCTGCCCGCAAAGCTGACATCCGAGTAGTCCGTGTAGCCCGTGATCATGTAGAGAAACACGGAACCCATGGCGTTTTCCACGCGCACCTTCATGCCGAAGCGAAAGCGCCGAGTGCCCCAGCCATTGGTGATCGGGGCAACCACCCCGCTGTTCATGTTGGGACGCAGCGCCTCGCCCATCACCCCGGCCACTACCGTGGGGGTGAGCAGCGCATCACGCTGCACCGCCTGCATGATGTTGCTGTGCGTGTCGGTGGAGTCCACCAGTTGGTACGGCATCAGGTGCATCGGCTGCAAGCCGGCTTCTTCCGCCAGCACGAGCTGCAGCACCGACGCGCTGAGGATGGTGTAGGCGGCGAACTGATTGAACTGTTGCATGAGAAACACTCCTGTGGGTTGGGGAATTGAAGTTACTGATGATCGATCACGTACTGGGCCAGTACGTTGGCGATATCCGAGTGCACGGGGATGACTCGAATATGCGGAGACCCGGTCAAGACCTTGACCTGATCATCCGGGAGACTGAAACGCCACTTCTCCGAAGCAAAGAGCCCCGCCAGCGTGTTGATCGCTGTCAGGATCATGTGGGGCTTTTTTGTTCTCACATCGGCACGCTCTTTGGGCTTCAAGTGAGAATATAAGAGCTCGATTTTCTGCATTCGCTCATCAGTGATGCGGTTACGCGGCGTGAATGCTGCACCACCGATGGCCACGTCTTGCGGCAGACACGTGGCCCCCACCAGTCCTGAGAGCAAGTGGTAGCCTCGGTGCCAGAGCACCGCACTCGACAACCCGATCATGCGGCTGAGCTGCTCTTTGTTGATCTCCACCAGCGCTTGTGTGGAGAACACTGGCGAGATCACCCAGCCGCAGAGCACGAGCTGGCAGCGCGAAATGATGACGGTGCTGAGCGCATCCGTTGTGGCGCTCACGACGGCTTCCAGAAACTCAGGGTTGAGCTGCGGCTCCAAACGAAACGCCAGGTCACGCCAGCGATCGCACTGCACCTGAATGACAGCACCGTCTGCGATGGAAAAAGCCCCTCGCGTCTTGACTTCTTCGATGCCAGAGTTGCCGCCACCGCCGCCATCATTGCCACCTTCAGTGCCTGACTTGTAGACGACTCGCTGCGTAGGCGGCAAGTTGCGCATGTCCAGACGCCCCTTGACCAGTTGCCAGATGGCACTGATCATGGTGGCCTTGGAGTCCGTACCACGTACGTCCGCGCAAGAGAGCTTCTTCACCACGATGTCGGCCAGGATCATCTTGGGGAAGTCATCCATGCCGCAGCCGCTGACATTGATGGAATCAGCATCCTTGATCTGGCTGCGTGACATGCTGGTGTCGACGTAGAGTCGCAGCTTGTCCATGGCACGGTCGCTGATGAGCTTGCTGCGGTTGAGCAGCGAGAGCGCTCGAAACTCCTTGTAGGTGTTACCCACCACGCGCGAATGCGCGCTGATGAAGTTCACGAAGATCGGATACGCTAAGCGCAGCGCCAGCGATAGCGTGATCAGATCCAGGTACTGCTCGCGGTCATAGGTTTGGCTCTGCGTGCCAGAGATCTGCGTGCTCTGGTCAAACGTCACGATGATGCTGGAGGGGATGTGGATCTCCTTGTGCTGCGTGACGAACTGGCGCAGGTTGACCATGTCGACCAGCTTGTAGAGCTGGCCAAGGTAGTCTTGCAGCACACCGATGCATTCGATCGTGACGAATTGCGTCTCCAGCGCATGGCGCATTAACACCATAAGCTCGAACATGGATTCCTGAGTGGCGGTAGGCTGTGTGCTCAGCCACTCGTTGATGAACTGAAACGTCGTGTCCGTCGACACTTCACGTGTGCGTGAGCGGTCAATCAACGTGCCCGTGAACGGGATAGGCGTTTTGTCGCCATGGTTGACCCACACGGCAGCAAACTTCGGATCATCGCCATAACTCAGCTGCATGAATTCTCCTTGGGGTTGATGAAAGCGTTACAGACATTGTATTGCTTATTTTCCTGATTATTCAAAAGAGCAAAGCTCCTAAGAGGTAATATGCGCTTCAGACACGTTGCAATCCTGATCGGCATAGTTGTCCAGACTCTCTCTAGCCTATGCGGCCGGAGAGAGTCTGGACGTTATGCCGTCAAGGCAACAGCGATCAGTAGGGGATGTCTTCGCTGAAGCCAGCAGCGTCACCGCCACTCGAGCCACCGCCCGAGTTGCCGCCGCCATTGCCGCCCCCGTTGCCACCACGGTTGTTCCAGCCGCCACCGCCACCACCGCCGCCACCGCGGTTGCCCCAGCCACCTTGCGGGGGTTGCGGGTGCTCGTAGCGGTCGACGCACAGCTGGGTGACGATGCGGATGGCCGCATCACACCAGGCGCGCGCAGCGATGACGCTCAGCTCGCTCTTGCTCAGCTCTTCGCCGTTGGCCTTGCGCAGCTTGGTGTAGCGGTTGGTCAGCGCAAAGGGGAACGGAATGACCGGCCGGCCGGAGATGGCGTCATCCTTGACGCAGATGAACACCACGCCTTCGGCGTTGCGGCCCACGATGACGCTGGCCACCTTCATCGGCTCGCTCGGGCCTTGGCCGTTGTTGCGTTGGGGCTTGGCGAACTCGAACACCCACTTGATCTCTTGCGGGCTGTCGCACAGCTCACGGATCTTGTTGACCACCGCCGTGAAGGTGATGATGTCCATCGGCGCCGTGATGCGGCCGCGGTTGTTGTTCTGATCGTTGGGATCTTCAGTCATCACCTCCAGCCGGGGATTGCCCATCCACTGGCTGAAGTTGAGCTTGGACCACTTGCCACGGGCCGACGGGCACGGCGCAGACAAGCGGATGTTGGAATTGGCGGTGATGTCTTTGGGTTTTTGTGCGGGTGCGTTCACAGCAAGGTGCTCCTTACAGGTTGGAGGGGTGGGAAAATGGTCAGTACGGCATACCTCTACTGGGTCGCCCATCTCGTTGGAGTATGGGCGACTTACCAGCCGAGTGAGGGCAGTTGGTAGTGGTCAGACTATTACTTCATGCTGGCCAGAATGGCCGCGGCGTACTTGTCCTTCATGGAGCCAATACCCAGACGGATGCGGTCATCCGTCGTCGCTTGCGTCCACTGATGTTCTTCGGCCACAGCCAAGACAGCGTCAATCACTGCCTTCTTGAGAGGAGAGAAGGTATGTTGATCACCAAAGACTTGCAGCATGCGCCGGTCCCATGGTATTCGTACACATCGTTCTTTTCCATTGACGTACTTGGTGTACCATTCCGTACGGGGCTTGATGCGCCCCGTATGACTCTCCAGGAGTTCCAGATTGGCAAACATCTTCCAGCTGAGCAGATCCACCGCGTAGTGCGACAGCATCACGGCTTTCGTCTTGGCGTTGGGGCTGATCATGGTGCTGAAGTGCCGATGCACTCGCAAGTGCTTGTACTTCTTGTAAAACGCGTTGATGGTCTTGGTGGCCAGTTCAGTGTACTGGCGCTGATTCTCGGTGCGGTCCACTCTGAGCTCAGCATGCTGAAACGCATTCTTCATGGCCGTGTAGCCACACGTGTAGTAGACCACCCGTGTGGCGCCGCCTGAGAGGGCTGCAATGGCGGCATCGATCACGTCGAGTTCTTCAGCCAAGCAATCTGCCAGGTCTTCAGGCTTCAACTGATCGCGGTGCTCTGACTTGACAGAGCTCACCATGTTGCGAAAGAGCGTGACCAAGTTGATCCAGAATTCCTGGTACTTGGACAGAGGCATGTGCTGCACTTGGCGTTCAGGATCATACGCCGGTCGCTGCCCCATGCCAAAGGTCTCCAGCGCCATGGCCGTACCAATGGACACGGCGTAGCTGCTGACGGTGCGCTCACTCAGGAACTTGTTCATAAGACTTCTCTGAGCTTCACCATCGCCAGCTCAAAGGTGTTGGCGCTGACACCTCGATGTCTGAGCGCATTCTCCACCAGCGGCGTGATAGTGTTGGGGTTGATGATGAGGGGCACGTACTGCTTTTGTTCTTGACGGATGACTTCACGCACGTCCTTGACGGTCTTGTCGGTGATCTTCCATTTGAAGTGAGGCCAGCGCTTGCGCAGCACATCGCCAGCTTGGAAGACAGGGCATTCACGCCGCGTCTCCACGTTGATGTTGGAGAGCCTGTCAAAGCCACTGATCTGGTGGGCGATGCGCAGCAACGCCTCATCCAAATCCATGTCATACGCCACCACGGTGTGGTAAACCATGGCGCCTGGGTTGGCCAGCGTTTTGACCGTGTAGCGACCTGAGGGGTGAATGGTGGCCAGCAGTGCACCCTTGTCGTTCTCATCGCCGTGTGACAAGCGATCCGTACTGCCGGCCGCAAAGATGCGGTCATACTGAGATGCTTGATGGATGTGACCAATGAAGATCAGATACCGTACACGGTCGAGGAAAAACTGCTCATCAAACTTGTGTTTGCTTGATGCAATTTGAGGGACTTGGTAGGCGAAGTGGCCATGCATGACGGCCAAATCGACTTGTGTCATGCCCTTGGCTTTGAGGAGCGCATCCACTTGCGCCTGGGTGTCTTGCGCGTCATGCCCCCACTCATCTGGCACACACAAGACGTCGATGTCCAGTGACTCTATGCGCTGGACGCTCAAGTCTTGCACGTAGTAGAGCTCAGCACGCTGACCTGTCATTTCAAACAGGCGCTCATTTTGCTGCAAGAAGATGACGCTTTGCTTGCGGTCGTGTGAAGGCGTGCCCTCCAGCACCAGCACGGCCACTTTCTTTTCTGCACACATCGCCACCACACTGAACGCCCAAGCCTGAATGGGCGTCACGCACTCCATCGGCAAGTCGAGCAGATTGTCAAACACATCGCCCGCCAACACCAACAGATCCACACTGGAGAGCGTGCCAGGGTTGATGATGTAGGTGTGTAGGTTGCGGATGATGTGGATGGTGGGGGTGTTGGGATGCCCGAGATGGATGTCACCCAGCTCGAGCACCCGCAGGGGCTTATTCAAAGCCATCGAACGCAGGCGCTTGTGCCGCCGCAGGCTGAACCGTTGCAGCCGCTGCAGCTGGATTGAAGATGTTCAAGAACGCATCCCACTCAGCCATGTGCTCGCTCATGGCCTGGCTGAGGTTGGAGGTCTGCTCGCCAAAGCGCTGCATGAGGCCATTGGTGAGCTGGGCCTGTTGCAGTGCCGGCGTGGGCGCGCGGCTGCTCATCTCCACCATGAGGTTGGTGTCGATGCGGCCTTGGCGCAGGTTGAGCTTGTCGGTGGGGGAGACGGTCGGACTGGTGGCAATGGTGTCGCCGTTCAGATCGACCACACGCACGCGTCCGAAGTGCCCGCCCGCGGTGGTGAGCCACAGGTTGAGCAGATAGTCCTTGTCGTGCAGTGTCTTCTCACCGCGCCAGAACGGTAAGAAGTGCGCACGAAAGATGTTCTCCGGCATCACGCGGTCAGACTCGGCCTTGGAGTCTGCCAGGATCTGACGATCCACCGCGATGCGCTTGGCGTTCTGATCGAGGGCCCATTGAACGACGGGGTCTTGGGAAGTAGCCATGAGGAGAGTCCTTTGCAAGTGGTGTAGGCATAAGATCGATCGATGGGATGATTCTTCAAAGTCCCATCGACAAGCGGTGGATAGCGCCGAAACGGCCGTTGTTCAGATCGATAGCCATGCTGATGGGTTCGTTCTGAATGACAATGTCGACCTTGAGGGTGCGCACAGACGCTGGCGACAACTCATCAGCGTCATAAACGTCCACGGTCAGCTCGGAGAAGTAGCGTCCCAGATAGGACTTGAGCTGCTCTTGTAGCCGGTCGGCAAAGCCCAAGCTCTTCAGGCCTGTGATCTGACCATCCGTGGTCAGACTGTAGATGTCGTGACGAAAGAACTGCGTTTGAGCCGCGTCCGTCGTCACGTAGTACGCCAGCAGCGCGTGCACAGCTGTAGGCGTATCTTGAATCCAGCCATCCGTGCTGACGGACGGGACAGGGTGCTTCAACATGATCAATGATCTCCAATCAGGCATGGGCATCGGCATAAAAAGAAAGGAGCCTGTCTGACCGCGTCAAGCGAATCAATCAGGCTCCTTTGCAGTTCAACCAACAATCAGATCATGAGACCGACCGTCAGTCACCACTGACGTTGGTGGGGTCGTACCCGTCAGCGATGAGCAGCAGGGCTGCTTCCCAGGTGAGGAGCGTGTCGTTCTTTTCGTAGAGGGTGAGCTTGTTGGCATCATCTTCCAAGATGTCTGTGTGGTGGGTGACATAATCACCGTCCTCCAACACCACCCCATCCAGCACCGCGTACTGGCGCTCACGCACCGAATTGGCGTCACGCACATAGGTCGCGCTGTAGCCGTCGATGCACTGGTTCTGGTAGAGCTTGTCGATCTCCGGACAGGCCATGATCATGTGTTGCATGACTGGGCTGGCTTGTTGCAGCAAGTGCAGATCCAAGATCTGCACGATGGCGTTGTATTGCGCAGCCGAATCCACGCCGTAGTCACGCAAGATCTCACGCTGGCGCCGCAGGGCTTCGTCGCCGTAGCTGTGATTGTAGTTGGCAGTGGCCTGCTCGATCCACTGCTGCTGCAGCTGGTCATGCACGGGCATGGCCTGCAGCTGTGCGATCTGGGTCTGGAAGAACGAAGCGTTGGCTTTGGTCTGTCCAGGAAACAAGAGCGCTGAGAAAATGTCGTTGGGACTATGCATTCGGGCTCCTGGTGAGTTGACCGCTCATCATGCGTTGCAAGAACGCTTGAGTTTCAGCAGTCGCTTGGTTGAGGGGTTCTTCATCCATGTACCAGTTGGAGAAGGTGCAGATGGCCGGGCGGGGCAAGTTGGCCAGCGCCGAGAAGGACAGCGGCGCATTGTCGTCCGGCAAGTTCAGATGCGGATCCAGTCGCGCAAAGGCGTCTGCAATGAAGTTGTCCGCAGCCAGGTACAAGTTCATGGCATCGCCATCATAGTCGGCGTTGAACGGCGAGGTATCCAGCACCGGCAGGCCGATGGTGACGTCTTCCGGATCGTCCTTGATGCACTTGACACGAAAGCGCTGACACGACCCTCGCTTGAGCGAGGGGTTGCGGTTGAAGTAGACGTAGATGCAGCCATCACGGCTTTCATTGATCAGTTCCTGGAACAGATCCTTGATCAGCTGTGTGGGCATGTAGCTGGCTGCGTAGATGGTCTCGAAGACCTCCCGCATGATCATGCCGCGCTTGAACAGCTTGTTCATCAGGTGGATCGAGAACATGGCCACCGATGCTCGCCACGGCAGCTCCAGCTCATCGTACTGGTGAGGTACTGTGATCGAGGAGATCACACAGCGCATTGAGTAGTCCACCCGTGCGCCGAAGATGTGTTTGCGAAACGCGCCAAACTTGCCGCCCAGATCTTCTTCGTAGATCTTGTAGTAGTAGTTGGCCAGACGGATGAGGGCGGTGGCTGTCTGGTTTTCCTTCACGCGAGGGGACTTCTCGCTGATGGGCGTGTCAATGCCGCGCATGCTGCGGATCACATCCGTGATCAACGGCACGCACTTGTTCATGTACGTGCCGCTGGAGGTGGTCTCCATGGTCAACATGACACGGTTGGGCAGCGGCAAGAACTTGCTGAAGAGCTGATGGCGCTCGTACTTGATCACCTGCATCAGCTTAGCCAGAGCTACACTGGAGATGTCGTTCGGATTGAACGCACGTTTGCCACCAGCGCGTTTGCGCCAGATGTACGTGCAGATCTTGTCCATGACGTCGTCAAAGTTTTTGACGAAGTAATTGTAGCCGCGCTGCAGCCCCATGCTGATCAGCTCCTGCGCAATGTAGGAGTGATTGGAGCGATTGGGGTTGTACTTGGGATCGATCACCCAGCGCACGTATTGAAAGTGCGCGTCCGTGGTACGCAACAGCAGCATCTGCAGCACACCAGGTAAGATCAAATCCTCCACGCCTTCAGGTGCACGGATGTACACCATCGAGTCGAGCGGCTCACCAAAGGTCTCGGTCACCTTGGTGCCGCACGAATGACACGTCTGTCCGATCAGATCACCGCGACGCAGTGCGCCGCACAGGCATGACGGCGTGTTGCTGAACATGTCCGTGTGCTCGAACATGCGCGTCGTCATGCGGTCGATCATTTGGCGATCTTCCTCCGTGACGATAGGCATGTCGTTGAGCACCGTCATGGGTCCTGCCATCTTGGCGATGGCTCCCATGGGCGACTTGATGCCGATATAACATCCCATTGATTCCTCTACTGGGTTAGTGCGCGATTAAATGTCTGGGCAAAATCATTTCACTGACCTTACACCAATGTATGATGTGGGCTTATGATTTTTTGGGTCAGCAAAGAAAAAATCCCCTCCTGCCACGGACTCGCTTTTGGCAAGTCGCGCAGCAGGAGGGGATTTATGATGCCCATCGAGAAAGCACTAGAGCAAACTCAATGAGGGCCGGTAAGCCCTCATTGATTCACTCACAGCCGGCGCCGATCAGACCACCAGGTTGTTGAAGGCCGCGGCCTGGTTCGACTGCGCGTAGAAGGTCTGCACGCTGGCCGCACCGATGGCGTGGTTGGCCATCACGCCCCCGCCAAACAGATACTGTTGCACCTGCTGCATGAACGGGTTGGGCGGCGTGTGCATGCCCACGACGACGCCGGAGGCGGCCACGGCAGCGGTCAGCGCAGCAGCGGCCTGAGCCGACACCGTGACGGTGCGCACGTAGTGGTTGGCCACTGCCGAGTGCGTGAACTGGGTGCGCAGGTGATGACGGCGGATCGCACGGTCCAGCGGGTGCAGAGCACCGTTGGCCATGGTCGTCTCCTGCCAGGCGCGCACGACGGCCGGGTCGCCGTTGGACAGCACGCCGACAGCCAGCATGTCCAGGTTGGCGAGGCTCTTCAGACGGCCCGACTTGTCGGACTTGTCCGGATAGTAGCCGCCGTACTCGACTTCGTTGGCGCCGGTGGTGGTGCCTTGCTGCACGGTCAGGTTGAGCTTGGTGCCGTTGGTGACGGCGCTCATCTTGCCGGTGAGCAGTTCGGCCGCGGTCCACAGCTGGTCGATGGCGCCTTGGTCGCCCTGGCTGGCCAGGATCAGCGGGCGCAGCCATGCTTGCTCGGCAGCGCTGCCGGCGAGGTCGATGACGATGTACGGGTCTTGCGTGACCGTGGCATCCAGCAGCTTGGCCATCTCGGCGATGGTGAAGTTGGGATCATCGGTGTTGATGATGCCGCCACCCGGGACGTACTCGGTGATCATGTTGGTGACACCGATGTCGCGGATGTTCACGTCGCCGTGCTGCGACTTCTGCGGGCACAGCGGCACCGCCCACAGCTTGTTGGGGATCAGCTGCATGGCCGCCCAGATGGCCAGGGGTGCGATCGTCAGGCCGAACTGGTCGATCTGCTTGACGTGGCTGATGTGGATGCGCGGCTGCAGGCGCTGGGTGCTGGGGATCATCACGCCGTTGGGGCCGGGGACCAGCGTCGGAGCGCGCTCCACCAGTTCGACGTAGGTGTACACCTCGCCCAGCTGGAAGACCTGGTCGGGCGTGTTGATCGACAGGCGGTCCTGGTTGGTCGACTGCTGGATCGGCGCCGCGGTCATGGTGATCTTCTGGGTGGCGTGCAGCGGCGTGCCGTCCAGCAGCGTGAAGCCGTCGCACGGCTCGACGCCCAGCTGGATCTTGTACTTGCTTCCGGTCACGTCGCTCAGCTTGAAGCTGTGCTCGACCTTGTTGACGCGGTGCAGCTCCATCAGGTTCGCGCTGATGGCGATGTTGACCAGCTGGCCCAGGGCATCACCGTCATCGGAGTTGAAGGTGTTCTGCACGACGGCGGCGCCGGTGCTCATCAGCGTGGGGGTGTCGCGATAGGCGTTGGCCACGACCGACTGGGCCGCGTTGTGCATGGCCTGGTCGATGACCTTTTCGGGCATCATCAGGACCTCCAGCTGGGCGTTGCCGGCGCCGGGGACGGTCTGGCTCTGGAGCGGAGCACCATTGGTGCTCGTCATCAGGAAGACGAAATACGCGACATCGTCCTTGCAGCGGGTGGCGATGGCGATGCCGCCGTAGTACATGCCCGAGAACGAGTTGTTACGGTCAAGGGCGATGACCTTGGACTCGAAGTCGCCGCCGCCGCCGTTGAGGAGACCGTTCTTTTCGATGGCTTCCATGACGCGGGTCATGGAGTGGCCCGAGACGGGCGCGAGACGCAGTCGGGCGTGGGTTGCTTGCAGCATGGGGATTTCCTTTGAAAGGGTGAAGCGCTTTGGAGGATGGGGTGGTGTGTTTGAGCGCGCTTGCTACTGCTCAAATGAGGACTGGCACAGCTCTTTTTTCAAAAGTGGGCTGTACCACACACCAATGGGAGATGACGGAGATATGATCAAACTGACCTGAGAGGGTCAAGTCAGGCGACTTACTCCACAGAGATAATAAGTGGACATGCTCAACTGCAATCCTGTTTTTTCAAACCAGGTGCAGATAACGCGCCCACATACTTCATGCTCTCAGACCACTCACGTAGCCTGAGGGGAACTCCGTCAGAAGCTCTCCATAAGATATGTACGTGCGAATGATTAAACAAATCACGTGAGTCTATCATTCATCTCTGACCTCATCACACGGACACGCTCATGGCTATCTCGTTTTACACGCAGCCGCCCACGCATCTGGGCGGGATCATGGTGGCCCCACAATGGGGCTATACCAAGGAGAACTTCAACGCCCGAGTGCTGCAACCCACGCTGGCCTATTTCCGTGAACGTGCAGCCCTGCTGGTCAATTCGCAGCACATTCTCAACCGCCTACTCAAGTCCATCCAGACGCCGTACCATATGCCGCTGGATCGGTTTGCTGAGTTGGTGGGCGATGATGCCCTGCATGTGGCAGGCGCACTGCGCATGACCACACCGCTGCAAAAAGGCATGCTCTTTCACGGGCAGTTCTACTCGGCCAATGATCCTGAAATCTTGCTGGCCCATGACGGCAGCTTCAACGCTGCCAAGATCCACTCCCAGTGGAAGAACGTGGTAGCCGTCAGGCCGTTGCTGCACCCCAAGACGGATTTCAGCCTCACTATCCCCAATGGCAAAGACTATGGTGATGAGAAAGGCCTGAGCGTCATCTTGATCAATGTGGGCATGCTGGCTGTGCAGTACCGTGCATTCCTGATCGACGCCAAGAAGAATGAGACGGACAACAGCATGCACTGCTTTTTGTCTCGCTACGTCATTCCCAACATGCTGCAAAGCACTGCGGATCTGTCACTGCTCAACCGACTCATCGCCTATGAGAACAGCACCCCGGTGTCTACAGCGGAATGTACGCAGTACAGCCTGATGCGGCCTGATCTGCTCTACTACATCGACAACGTGATCGATTACACGCTGGTGAGTCTCACGCGAGTGCACAACAACTTTGATGCGCTCATGATGAACATGCCCTCCTTCATGAAAGACACACAGCGCCATGCGCTGATGATGCCGTCCATGATGTCCACTCGGCAAGTCGACTGGGCGCTCATGTGCGCGCGGCTCAAGTATTTCAGCTTCATGATCCAGCTCAGCCAGAAGCAGCCGGGCAACCCCAACATGACGCAGATCAATCAAGCCTATCGGTCTATGCGCACGTGGAGTGCGCTGGAGATGATGGAGCAACAACTCACCGCAGATGTCTTCGAGGAGATGAAAGGCTATTGCCGCACCATCTTTGAAGCTGTCGGTCAAAAGCTGGACTGAATGGCAGCATATCGTGCAGCACCTCCTACGACCCATCAGGGCTGTAGGAGGTGCTGCAGCTATGCTGCTCAGTAGTACTGACTGATGAGGTTGGGGTTGTTGGGATCCCAGCGAGCATCAAAGCCCAGCACACCCAGAATCAGTCTGAACGAGTTGGTGAGCTCACCAGCGATCTTGGGATAGTCCACAATCTGGGAGATCTCCGGCACAATGCCACGGCTTTGCAACACTTCTACTGGAGCGTGAAAGGTGGTGAATTTGTCACGTCCCACACGGGCAAAGTGATTGATGATGCGCTGGGCCAGCGCTTTGTCCTCCAGGCCCAAGATCCATTCTTGGAACTTGGGCTTGGTGCCCGTCTTCAAGCTGATTTTGGCCGTGCTGTAAGGCGGCGGCGCAATGTTGCCGTACTTGGGGGCAAAGACATCCTCCCACAGCAGGTGGGCAGCATAGGGGCTCTTTTCCATCTCCTTGCGATAGGTGTCCCTCGTCTTCACACTGCCGCGCCGCAGATACGTGGTCTCACCGCTTTGAATGGATGAGATAATGGTGCGTTCCAGATCCGCCACGGTCGTCAATGCTTGCACGATGCTGATCTTCTCGCCTCGTTGTACTTTGTCCATGATGTCGTACATCATGTTTTCAGCCGCCTTGTTGATATGCTCAGGCGCATTGGAGTTCTTGAGCTGCACGCCCTTGATCTCACGACCCGGCTGACCTGCCGGCTTGATGTTGCCTTCTTGAGCGCCGTAGTTGGCAAAGTACGTCTTACCAATCATGGTCGGACAAAAGACGTCAAAGCGATACTCCGACTTCATGGCGATGCGGTGGATCTCTTCAGTCTCGACACCGATGTTGCCCGACATGGTCGCCAGGATATGCACAATGCTGTTGGCAGCCAAGAACGTCATGGCGGCTTGGATGGACACGCCCTTGGCACCTGCCCAGTGCTCATCCTTCAAGAACCACAGCACCCAGTCTTGCGCTGTGAAGATGGTGGAATCGGTATCGCTCATGATGGCGATACGTCTGACCGCATCCGGAAAATACGCCACCGACGGCGGCAGGTGATCTGTGCGGATGAACGTGCGGATGAACAAGCCGTACTGATCGACGTGCTTGGCCACATACTCCATGGTCAGTGCAAGATCGCACTGCTCTTGCAGGGTGAGCTTGGTGTAGTCCTTGCCTTTGCCCGCCATGATGGGCGTGCAGATCTGATGGCACAGATTCACGTATTCGTCGTTGGCGCGACGAATAGTGCGCATGGGATCAGGATGCTCACCCGTGATGTAGGTTGACAGACCGTCAATGAAGCCGCGCATGAACGCGTCGTTATGCTTCTTAATGTGGTAGAGGTCGCCGGTGTAGACAAACGCAGCCAGCTGACGAGGGCTCAGCTTGCACAAGTAGGCGTAGAGTTTACCTTCCAGCCGCGTGTCGGGCCAGTACAGGCGGCTCGACCTCAGGATGCATTGCATCGCGTCTTCAGCCGTCGGATAGACCAGCCCATAGACGCGCATGCACTCGTCCAACTGCGCATAGTCCGTGTGCTTGCAGATGGAGACGATGTTGTTGAGCGTGATCTGGTAGCTGCGGTAGTGCCTACCACCGCCTAGGAGTCGCTCGTTATTGGCATTACCGTACGCGCTGGTGGTGCGACAGGTGCTCGTGAGTGTCGTGTGGGTGGTGGGGTTAAATAGAGGTGTGCTGGGCGTACATGTGCCGCCACTGGTGGCATTGTTGGCGGTCTTACGAGCACCTTGCTCCACCTTCTTGAGCTTCTCAATAAAGAGAAACGCAGCAATCTGCATCGGTGTAAGTCCCGGCGTATTGCGAGCAGCTTCCGCTTTGAACTGTTCTTTTTTGGCTGCGCTACGCTCTTTGATCTTGTCCTTCATGTCAGTGGCCAAGATAGAGCGCTCCACGTCAGGTGGCGTGTACGCCACCCAGGATGGCGACAAGATCTCTCGGTTATTCAAGATCTCCTTGAGAAAGGCCATCACGCCGGTGGTTTTCTTTTCACGGTCTCCGTTGGGTTTACGCTGAAAGTATTGGATGCCTGGGTCCTTGAACGCAAACTGGCCCTTCTCTCCAATCTGCCGTAAGACAAACTCACGGCACACCTCTTCAGGTCGGCCCGTGTTTATTGACAGATAGTGCGCAACGTCGTCGACGTACGTGGCCAGCGGGTTCATTTGGCGCGAGTACTCCTGCGGCTGGTACGCAAAAGGATTAGCCTCTTGACGGATGTGTGCAACGTCAGTCATGGTGGGGTATGGTGAGGATGGTAGGCTCTAGACTAAGTGATGGTTGGCGTGCATGACTAAACAAAGCGGCATAAAGACCCCCGTGACCGGTACTGCCAGTCACGGGGGTTTATGGGAAGTATGGTGCTCACCTGAAGCACCAGCAAGTCTGCTCAATCAACACTTGCGTCCAGCACGCTGGCTGACTTACCTGCTTGAGCTTGACGCTCGCATGCTCTCAGCTCTGAGTCCGTGACCAACACCGGCCGCAGCGGCTCCTCTCAAACAAGCCATCTTCCCCTTGCGAGGCCCCACCGTCTTGTTCGACTTCCGCTGCGGCTAAAGTGCCTTTCGGGCCACTGACCTGCTACTGACAACCGCGATACTGCGCTACAGCGTTCCCCCAGAGGCACCTATCACTCGCTAGCGGTCACGGTGTGAGAAGACACCACCAAACTCCTACCGCGACCTATGCCTGGATACGATGCGTCCTTGCGCTGGGAAACACTGCCGCTCTAAAGCGGGCTAATAGGCCCGCATGCTGCTAGGGTGTCAAAAGACCGCATCTCCAGTGAGATGCGGCTACTTCCACATAATGGTGCTTACGGCGCATCCTCCACCGTGAAGTTGGTGACACCAGACGTGACCAGAATGTCACGGATCAAGTTGACCTGAGCCGGGGTGGGCTGGTTCAGACGGATGATTTTGTTGCGATAGGTCGCCAGCTCAGGCTGAGCCGCCAGCCATTCCAGCGCCACCACTCGCCGCGCATTGGACGGCGTGATGATCACGATCCAGCTGAGCTGAGCCGCATCGGTAGGCACACCAGGGAGGGTGAGGTAGGGCAGCACTTGCTGGTGCACCGCCGCCAGATCCGGCTGGACCATGCTGGCCAGCGAGTAGTTGACCACGCCTTCCACCGTCACATTGCTGAAGGCCGTGCCCAGCAGCGCAGGCGCTTGCATGACCAAATTGTAGGTCAAACCTTTTTCAACAGTAAAGGCCATGAGAGGTTTCCTCAAACAAAAAAGAAAAGAGGTGAGCCCCTAGGGCCATCCCCGAAGAGACGGCCCTAGGGGCTCATGAATGGTTGTCACTACATGCCCAACTTCCAATCCATCGGCTCATCTTCAGTGTCGATGATGAGGATGAGGTAGTTGTCTTTGAACCCTTTGGGGTAATAGCGACGGCCTTGGTATGTCTTGTACTGGGCCACAATAGCGCAGCACTCGCACATCCAATCAAACAGTGAGGCCACCGTCTGAGGCTGCTGCATGAACAGGGCGAAGTGCTGCTCAAACCACAGATACAGTGGTGACTTAGAAGCGATGGGTCGTGACGTGCTCAGCGTGTACAGCTGCTCCAGGAACGCGGCCGAGCTGACGTCTATCCCATAGTCATTGGCCAGCTCCATTGCTGGCAGCTCCAGTGGTTGGCACTGGATGGCGATCTGCCGTGGTAGTGGGAGGTTCACCCGCAGACTCCTTGGTGGGTTTGAGATGGTACAAGCAGGCACCCCATTGGCCCTTGCTGATGAGGCAGTCGGGATCAGGTGCGTAATGGTCGTACGGATCCAGGCAGGCACCCCACATGTCGCCGCTTTGGCAGTGGATGTGCTCCAGCATCAGCCGGATGCTGATTTCCAGCTGACTGCGCCAAGCCGCTGCGGGCTTGTCGCTTGCTTGAGCATCGGCTTCGGCTTGGGCTTCAGCCAGCATGTAGCGGTCGTCACTGACGATCTTGTTAGTGCTGGCCAGTTTGACCACGATGTCATCCAGGTCATAGCGATTGTGGTTGACCCACTCGTCCATGTAGATTTCCATCATGCAGTCAAACAACTCCTGAGCGGTCTGGGTGTCCAAGCCCTGCTGCATCAAGAACTCGTGAAAGTCCGAGAGAGCAAAGTCACCCATGCCCAGGTTCAAGTAGTTGTAGCGCTCGTCATCCTTGAGGGCGTCGCGGCTGATTTTCAGTGTCATAGGTTTCTCCGGATGCTGGGATGGCCTAAAGGCCTTCTCCCAGCAGCTCTGTGGTCAATTGAATTTGGTGCATGTGTTCTCCTGATGGGGTGGGTGTGTTTGCACGGCGCAGGATGTGCAGCGCCGTGCAGCCAGTAAGACGCGTCATCATCCGCAAAGATGGTGGGGGTGAGCCGCAGCTGCACCCCTGGCCAAGTGCACTGCTGCCGATAGGGGCGGATGATCTCCTGATAGGCTCGGTCAGCCAGCTCTTGGATGAGCACGCCCATCTCGTTGTCCACAGCGTCTTGCATGCGCTGCAAGTAGCTGTAGTCTTGATGGACTTGCTGCAGCTGCTCAGCTTCCAGCAACAGCTGATCGGGGATGGTGTCACCATAGTCCCAGATGGTAGGCGTCTCATCAGCTCGAGTAGCTACCGCTTGACTCACCACCCGGTAAGCCAAAGCTCCAAAGAGCTCGGCCACGATGGGGTGGTGAACTTCCAGCCGGTACTGGATGAGGTTCATCCAGGGCAAGTGGAGCAAGACCTTGTTCACGGCACGAGCGAGCACAGCTCGTCGCGGTCAAACTCCATGCGCAGATAGCCCAGTGGGCTGCATGTGACTTGATGCATGCGAATCCCTTCAGTGTGGTAGGGGTTGAAGTGAGGCAACGTGCTCATGATCCTCAGCTTGAGAAACGCATACACGTCATGAAATACAGGATGGTAGCACAGGTCTTGGCTGAAGTTGTCACGGAAGAACTGCATGACCAGGTCTTGCGGCGAATACTCCATTGACACTGGTGTGCGGCACAGCACGCACTGACCCATGTGTTCCAAGACCCGGTGAATCTGGATGGGTCTCACGCCTGTGCGAGGCACATCGCGCATGATCTCCATCAGATCGTAGACGTTGATGGCTAAGGCAATGCGACGCGCCTTAATGGACTCGTAGGATGACACTGTCGTTGACTCCTATACCGAGAAATTGAAGATGGGAAGCGCTGTAGGCACCGGTGAGGCGGTGCATGTCCTGGGCATACTGATCCACAGGGATGGCGAGCAATGCTCGGCACGCGGCTTCATGCACTTGGGCATGCATTTGGCTGATCGGCACACGGGCGCTGAAGGCCTCCAGCAGCTCATCAGCCAGGAGTTGCTGGAGTTGGTAGAGACTGAGCTCAGGCACCGCACTCACGTACCGGCCGCACACCTGCAGCAGTCGGTACCAGGCTTGATCCCCATGCACATCCGGATGGACGTCCACGTAGCGCATGAGGACGAGCATTATCTCTTGGACGTTGACAGCAATGTTCATCCGCAGACTTGCGAAATGTGATTTCGCACCCTCTCAATCTGCATGTCCAGATAGAGCAGCGCTCTCACGTCAGGCGCATGCTTGACCATGATCGTGCTGCTGGACGAGGCGCCTACCGTGAAGGAGTTCCAGCGGGTAAACTGACCGTAGTCAGCTTGCAGTTTCTTGAACAGCGGCTCCATCATGCAGCGTGCGTCATAGACGTGCTTTTCGTACTTCTCGTAGACTTTGTTGGCCATGAAGCCTTGCTCCGCAGTCAAAGGCTCCGAGATGGAACGGATGTTCACGCCCTGCACCTGCAGCTCGTAGACTTCACGCACAGATGCCCACGTCTTGAACTCCTCCTTGAAGCAGCTGTGCAGCGGATTGATGCTCACCACCGTCTCCGTGTGAGCGCAGTGATCTTCAAACCACTCCTGCGCCAAATAGGCCGCCAAGTTGACGGCAGAGATCAGGTGGTCTCCTGCAGCCGTGATTCGTGCACGGCTGCGCAAGTAGATGTGATGGTAGATCGGCACCGGTGCACTGTGCAGCGATGCGGCCTTGTACAGCACAGGCACTCGGTCCTTGGCCAGTGACCGGTTCACATTGACAGCCATGTGGGCAGCTTCATTGGCAGCGTCTTCCGGCCGAGTCAGTCCTGGCCAGATCACGTGTTCCGGACGGTTGGCATTGGCGTCTAACAGCACATCGCTCACCACAGCCAGAGGCTCGAGCTTACCACCCAAGTACAGCCCATGAGGATTGGGCTGCAACACCTTGGTCAGATTCATCTCGATCAGATCGAGTTCAGCCGTGATGCTGTAGTACCGTGTGGAGTAGTACTCGTTTCGTTGTTCAATCAGTGTGTTCAACTCTGCAGCGAGTTGACTCGCTGTGTCGTTAGAGACAGACTGCTGAATGGGGTCGATGGGGGTCATGTGAATGCAAAGAGTGAGGGTGGATGTTCTCTAGAAGTGATATACAAAGTGTTTTCTTCATATAAGCCCCCTAGAGCGCAGATAATACATTCTCCTTATGAAATTGCACAAAGTGCAAATCAACAGCATAGAAGTCTACACACCAACACCCTGTAGAGAGCATCGGTGTGTAGAGCAACAGCTGCTTACTTGAGCTTGACGGCTTGCTGGTAGAGCACCTGATCTCGGTAGATCAGGATGTCTTGTACGTAGTCCACCTGGTACTCCACCGGACACGTGATGGTGCCCAGACCATCACGTGTGAACCACAGCTCACTGGCCTTCATCCAGGCTTTCTTGGGCTTGATGGTGGTGAGCTGAGCGGCGTCTTCACGCTGAGCACAGGCATTGAGAGCTGCGGCATAGACGGTGATGTGCAGCTCATCGCCCACGTTGAGGAACTTGACCGCCACGTCACGGTTGGGCACCGCATGGCTGACCGTCAGAGCAGCCATCAGCTCAGTGCACGCGCGGTCATAGTCCAGCAGCGACTCGTTGCGGCGCAGACCGCGCATCAGCTCGTTGCTCACCAGCAACGTGTGAGTGGGGGTGAGCGTGGCCAGCAGCACGTTGTGATCTGCCATGTGCTGAACCTCAGCACGATCGGCGTCATCGGTGGTGATGGCGCCAGCAGCGGTCTGAGTCGGGGAGGTGTTCATGAGGTCAGTTCTCCTGGGGAATGGTTTGACAATTGAAAGCTCAGGCTCTTGGAGCCTATGAGTGCAGCGCACGATTGCTCTGGACTCTAAACGATGATGTGGGCTTATGAAAATCTGGAGTATTTATGGATGCCATTCGTAATGCAATCAGCAAGATGCACTACAAGATCCCGGCTCAGATCCTCAACACGGTCTTTGTCGGGCAAAACTATTCCCAGTGGGGCATTTCAGGCCTCAGTGTGGACAAACAGATCGAAGATCTGGTGATCCGCCCCCGTGTCTGCATGGACTGCAACTTGGTGGGCGGCCAGCAGATCCTGGTCGACCTGACGGGCCTAGAGCAGGTGAGCCCCATCATGGGTACTGTGATCGTACGCGTGCCCAAATCCCGCACGCAAGGTCGCGCCATCCTCTCACCCCTCAACGTGATGTTCATCAACCCGACGCAGCTGGGTAACTGGTACGGTGCCAGCACCTGGGCAGGTGTGGGCAATCTCCAGCAGATGGACGGCGGCATCATGAGCGTGTTGGAGTCCAGCATCCTGCGCTCGGTTGACAAGATCCCGCACCTGAGTACCTCATCGGTGTCGCTCATTGCGGAGAACACCATTCGCATCACTGAACTCATTACGCCGTCACCTCAGATGGTGATGCGCTGCGTGATCGAGAACGATGCCAACCTCAACAACATCTCCCCCAAGTCCTACCATGCGTTCGAGAAGCTGGTGGAGTACGCGGTCAAGAGCTACATCTACAACACGATGATCGTGAAGATGGACCAAGCTCAGCTCCAATCCGGCTGGGAGCTGGGGGTGATCAAGTCCACCATCGAAGGCTATTCGGACGCTGAGCAGAACTACCAGGACTTTCTGGATGGTCCCTGGAAGCAGATTGCGTTCATGAACGATCGCACGGGCTATGACCGCTTCATCCTGCTCAACTCCGGCCTGCGCCCTTAACCATCACCCAAGGAATCCTCTATGAGCGCCCCTACTGACAACACACAGCCCCATCAGGATAAACAGCAAACCCAAGAGCAGTCGCCTGAAGCAGGCGATCTGGCCACCTATCTCCTCACCATGAAGGACAAGAACCAGACGGTGGTGTTCGATGGTGGCTTGGCCAACCAGTGCGCCAAGGTGCTTGCTGAGCAGCTGGCCGATGACGACATGGCGCTCGGCCTCGAGAGCTATGCTGCGGAGACGCAGCAGCAAGACCTCCAGCAAGCCGTAGGCGCTTGGCAAGCCATGCAACACGTCTATGGCACCCAAGTTGCCGATCAAGGCATGGCGCTGTTCTATGCCACAGGTGGCACCAGCTCAGGCGCGTCGGATTTCATCCGCTTCAAGGCGGCTCTGGACGGCATGGTGCCGCATCAGACGAGCGCCAGCGCGCTCTACGTGCAAGGCGAGCTCAACACTTGGTCGCAAAGCATGGTGCAAGCCGCCAGCGACTACGGTGTGCAGGTCTTTCGTGACACGCAAGACTGGCTCAACCACTTCCACCAGAAGCAGCTGGAGCAGGTATGAACTCAGGCATCCGTGCGTACTTCAACCAGCGCTTTGCCAACCTGCCCATCAACCGTGAGTTTGTCAAGCAGTTGCAGAAAATGCAGACGGGCTTTGTCAACCGCAATGAAGCCCACATGAGCTTCTTTGGCGGCACACTCACGGGGGTGGAGAAGGTCGTCTTCATGGATGCGGACCGTGATCGGCTCTTCATTGACATCTTGGGTGTGGATGAAGCTGAGATTGTGGGCCCTATCCACAATCTGCCGGACATCAATCCGGAGTTTGCGGTCTCCAGTGATGTCTTCAACATCACCTGTGCCTGGATCATCCATGCCCTGCATGTGAGCCGCTACCTCTCAGCAGAAGAGAAGAAAGCAGGCCAGATGGCCATTGCGCTCTACCTCAACTACAAGCTGCTGACCTCACTGCTTAACCGCTACTTTCGCTATCCAGCCAATCCGGAAACGGCTGCTGCGACCTACGCAGCGCTGTCTTATCGCTTCATCTTGAAGCGCGAAGGCAGCTGGGCTGGGGCACTCAACTACCGTGCGTCTGAGCTGTTGGCAGATCACTCCATCTGGAAGCATGAGATCGAAAAGCTCGACTCAGACCGCCAGGTGGTGGAGATGCTCAACGACATTCAAAACCGTGTGCGTGAGATGCTCAAGGCCATCTACGACGTCTTTGTGGACGTGCACAACCACGGCACCAAGATTCGTTCTAGCTCGGCCATGGTGGAGATAGACGGTGAAGTGATTGTGCGCGAGCGCACCTCTGGTCTGGAGGTGTACGTGCGATACATCAAGGACACGATCATCCATCGCAACGCGTTCATCAAGCAAGAGCTCTTGGACATTGTGACAGATGTGGTGCCCACCGCACCACCGCATCGTCTTGAAGAGCTCTTGCAATGGGTGAGTGATAACTTTGTGCATCATCGCACGGGTGAGCTGGAACAATCTATCGACGCCATCATGGAGCATGCGTTTGCTTACATGCAGGCCAACCGACAGCAGCTGGCCAACCACTTCGATCTGACAGATGTCATGGTGCGCATGCGTGGCACCTACACGAGCTCCAGAGCGTCGGACCCCAAGCTCATGGAGATCAAGGATCAAGTGGAAAAGATTGTGCGTCAAGGCACCAAAGTGAAGAATGAGGCAGCTGTGGCTGCCCTGCGTACCGCCTACTGCCTGTACGTCATCATTCGCGCATTCACCATGCACCACTATACCAACGCTGGACCTTCCAGCAATTGAATGTGGCCGCAAATGGGCACAACAGTCCATCTGCGGCTATGTCAACACCGTCACTAAGAACGGTTCTTTGACTTCGTTTGCTTTTGATCCAACTGCAAGATGAGGTGAATTATGAGTGAGAAGCAGGGCTCACTGTGGCAGCGGCTGGTCCAGCAATGGCGCAAGCGCGTGGGCAATAACGTCACAGTCCAACACGACACGAACGAGTATTCTGATTCTCGTTACGTGGTGACCACCGACAACGATGGGCGCATGGAGGTGGTGTGCACGGAAGTGCGCTACGCCAAGGTGGACGAACGCACACAGCGCGTGGTCAGCGAGACCAGCCAGTACATGATCCGCTGTGAGTGCAGCGAAGAGCTCCATGAAGAGCTGCGCATGGTCTTGGAAAAAGACCGTGTGGTGCCATGCTTGTCGGGTCGCAGCGTGGGTGCTGAGGCTCGTCGGCGTGAAGCGGTGCAGGCCTACTTTGATTTGGTGCGTACCGAATTGAAGGCCCGTAGAGCGGCGTAAAACGCACCTCCCATACCTCGCTAGAGCAGACTCCGTTTGGAGCGCTCCTAGCGAGGTATGGGGCCTTTATGCCGTATGTTGTGATGGCTTTATGCCGCCAAATCCATCCACTCCTCACGCCTATACCACCTATGGCTGCCATTTTGTTCCTCGAAGACTGGGCCAAGTTCCCAGGCGCTGTGCTCGACACCGTGACACCCAACCGCACGTGGGTCGAGCTGGCACTCAAGTTCAAGAAGATGGGCTACAAGAACCATGCTTTCTTCTTGGCATTGCACAACCCCTCTCTCTTGGGGATCGACCCCCATTCGCCCGACCTCACCCCTAAGCAGATGGCGATGATCGCCATCGAGTGCACTCAAAACTTCTGGTACGTGGCGCGCAACGTGCTCAAAGTGCCCTCCAACTCAGGTGAAGGCATTGGCCACATCACCCTCAACCGAGCCAACTTGTCGTTCTGGTGGAGCTTTTTCAACCACATCCAGTACATCCTGGTCATCCCGCGTCAGTGCGGCAAATCGTTTGCCTCTGACACGCTGGACATTGCACTGCTCAACTTCATCTGTCGCTCCACACAGATCAACCTGCTCACCAAGGACGACGTGCTGCGCCAGCAAAACATCGAGCGACTGAGAAAGATCTACAATACGCTGCCTGACTACCTGAAGTTTCGCGATAAACGCGACTCCAACAACATGGAGAACTTCACCGTCAACCGTCACGGCAACATTTACTTGGCGCACGTGCCGCGTGCATCGGTCACCGATGCATACAAGCTGGGTCGGGGTCTGACCTCTTCGATCATGAAGATCGATGAAGGCCCATTCCAGCCGCACATCAACATCTCTGCGGGCTCAGCCATTGCCGCCATGGGTGACGCAATGCTGCAAGCTAAAGCCAAGGGAGAGCCTTACGGCGTGAGCTGGACCACCACCGCCGGCAAGCAAGACGACCCTAGTGGTAAGTATGTCTATGACCTAGCCATGGCTGCAGCCCACTGGTCTGAGCATTACTACGACGCCAAAAACATTGACACATTGCACGAGATGGTGCGTACCAACGCCAAGGTCAACGATGCAGGGCGCGGCGTGCTGCGCATCTACGGCAGCTTCAGCCACCGGCAGTGCGGCAAGACCGATGCGTGGCTGTTGGATATGCTGGAAGAATCCAACCAGTCACCAGATGATGCTAACCGGGACTTCTTTGGTGTGTGGACTGCCGGTGGTGCTAACTCACCCTTCACCATCGAGCAACTCACGCTGCTCAAGCGCAGCGCCCTCGAGCCGGCTCACAGCCAGATTGTCGCACCCTACAACTACGTGATTTTCTGGACCAAGCTGGAAGCCCATGAAGTCGCCTCCTACATGGCCACGCACTCTGTCATCATCGGCATGGACACATCCAACGCCAGTGGTAAGGATGAGACTACACTCGTCTTTCGCAATGCTGAAGACGGCCACGTGGTGGCACGTGGCTCATTCAACGAAACCAATCTCACGCATTTCGTCAAGTTCCTCTTCGATCTGCTGATGATGTTTCCTAACACGGTGCTGGTGCCTGAGCGTCAGTCATCAGCGCCCATGATGATCGATTACCTGATCGATCACATGGTCGAGCGAGGCATCGATCCGTTCAAGCGCATCTTCAACTGGGTGGTGAGTGAGCCCATGGAGTATAAAGCGTTCCATGAGCAATACCGCCTGCCCATGAACCGGCGTGATCCGTACGTGTACGTCAAGTGTAAGAGCTTGTTTGGCTACGTGACATCGGGTTCTGGTAAAGCCGCGCGCTCCAATCTCTACTCAGAGACGCTGGTTCACGCCGTCAAGCATTTCGGCGACTGCGTCTATGACAAGCTGATCACTCAGCAGCTCTTAGGCTTGACCTATCGCAATGGGCGACTGGACCATGCTGAGGGCGAGCACGATGACTTGGTGATTGCGTTCTTGCTCACGCACTGGTTCTTGCTGCGCAGCAAGAACTTGAAGGACTACGGCATTGACCCGCTCAATGTGCTTCGAGTCAAGACGGCGGAAAATCATGCTGCCATGACGCCTGAATCCGCATGGGAAAAGCGCGAGCAAGACCGACTCCAAGCCGAGATCGCCGACGTCACGGAGAAGCTTAAAGCCACCAATGATGAGTTCATCATCATGCGCTTGGAAGGCAAGCTGCGCTCCATGTACTCTCGTCTGGTCGTGACCTCGCATGAGCAGTTCTCCATTGATGCTGTGCTCGAGCAGCTCAAGAAGGAACGTCGACTCAGACGCATCATGAAGCGCTGATCTATAGCGGCATAAGACCCCTGCACCCCTCACTCATCACGAGTGGGAGGTGCAGGCGGCTTTATGCCGGAACAAAGAGCTTGAAGACCTCGTCTTCTCTGGGGATGATCTTGCTGGCCCCGTGGTCATCGTAGCCGGCGATGTGCCAGCGGTAGAGCCGAGCCGCTTCACAGACGGCTTTCACATAGTCACCACCCTCAAGGGCTTTGCCACTCCACAGCACGGTGTGGGGTTTGCCCAACCCCTCACAACCCCAGAGCTTGTAGTGCGTGGGGACAACGGTCCGGATGACCACCTCAAGTTTTTCTTCGGCGACAGGGCCGTCAGGCGGGACAGCATTCTGGCAATTCCACGTCTTGGGGATGGCTTGCTTAAGCTCAGCCAGGGTGGTGTGAGTGTTGCGCTTGGATTTGGCCATGGTGAATGGAAGGTTGGATGGGGTTAACGTCTGTCTTACCTACGTCCCAGGTCAAGCAGAGGACAGCGTCACATCATCCGTTTTACCTGGTAAATAGTCATAGAGCCCCTAGAGAGCCTTGCAGCTCTCTAGGGGGATCCGTGCTCATCAGAGCGTATTGCCCAGCGCGTCGTACTTCCACACCGGCATGATGCTGGTGCTCAGAATCAAGTTCTGAGCCCCCACACGGCGGTAGAAGACGATCTGCGCCGTGGTGTTGTTATCCACCGTACCCGTATAGTCCTGGATAGCGGCGTACTCATCCACCGTGAACTCGCGGCTCCAGCTGCCGATGGTCACAAGCACATGCGTCGGAGCAGGCGGCGCAAACTCCGAGTTAGGTGCGTAGAGTGGCTTGGTGTTGGTGTACAGGCGCGTGAGCCAGTCGCTCATGTTGAGCGCGCCACAGCTCAGATCCAGTCGGTAGGCGTTGGCGCCATTGACGACTGCCTTGATCCAGATACCTTCACCATAGGTGGCTTGATCCACCGGGTTGTAGACCACCCAGTTGGTCGCAGTATGGTCATCACCCGGGCGCTGCAGCCAAATCTTGACCACTTGCGTGTGGATGTAGTCCGGCAGTGTCGGACTCACGTCCGACAAGCGAATACCCACTTGCAGCACCTGCGGCTGGTAGTTCACACTGCCAAAGGCCGGGGTGGATGAGTTGAGTGTCACATAGACGAGGCCCGTGACGTCTGCCAATAGGCCGCGGCTCAGAGACAGCAGATACCACTTGAGTGAATAGCTGCGAGCCGCGTTGTTCCACACCGGGTAGACAAAGAGCTTGACACCCAGCACCGTGTCAGGTGCCATGGTCTTGACCTGATAGTGGGCGATGACTGCGTTGTTGACCGCATTCACACCTGCTACCGTGCTCTCATCCACACTGAGTTGGTACTTCAAGTCAAAGTCGTCGATGAGGCCGATTTGCGACGAGACGTACTCGTTCAGATTGAGTGCGCTGAACTTGGTGCCATCCACCGGATAGCGCGCGCTGGAGCCGTCCGTGTAGTGCACCACACCAAAGAGCTGCATGCTGCTCACCGGCAAGTTCATCGGGTACTCGAGCACGTTCGGATCCGTCTTGGACATGAACGTGCTCTCCAGCGAGACGTGGCTCACATAGCGCTTGTCTTGCATGTTGGTGTGGATGAAGCTGGATTCTTCCACGCGCAAGTAAGTCTTGCTCAGCGGCACACCGTTGTCGCCATAGACGACGCAGGTGAGGAGCTCGCCCGACTGGAGCTCGTAGTTGGTGGAGCACGCTGCTGGCACCTTGATGGTGTAGTTGGTCGAGCCCACGATTGCCGCCAGCTCCAGCGGGATTTGGTCAGTGACAAAGTCACCGCCGGCGTCAAAGACGCGCGAGACGACGATGCCATTGGCGCTGGTGTCCACACCCAGAAAGAGCTTGTAGGACTTGGCCAGTGATGCTTTCACGCTGTAGGCCGCGTCCACCTGCACGCGGTAGGGTCGCACGGACTTGTCCACATAGCACATGTGCGACTGCGCCAGATAGCCTGGCGAGAGCAGCACATCGTTGGGCTCGTAGAAGGTGGGCGCGAGGTCTTTGACCTCGGCCTGCAGCACGGGCACGGCTGTGGCTTGATTGAAATCCATCACCACATAGCGCTCGATGCGCCCGCCATTGGTGTCGATCACCAAGTCGTTCACACGCGGCACGTGCTTGCCCGTGCCTTGCACGCCGGTATAGACTTCGTTCATGTGCCAGACATGAAAGAGTCGGTTGGGATCGTATTCCGGAGCGACGTTGTCCACCCCCACAATCCCGGTCAATGAGAGCATGTCAGGCATGTCAGATCACCTCTTGGTAAAAGACGTAGTCGTTCACGTCCGCCGCCGTCCACACCCCCACGGCGTAGGCTTGCACCACGCGCTTGATGAAATTGACACCGTAGATGTCAAGCTCCACCAGGGTCGGAAATGGATGCATCAGGATCTTCACTCGGCTGAGGTCAGGCCTCTGGCTGGGATGGATCGGATCGATGGCGTACAGGTACAGGTACGGCGCCAGCAGCGCAGCCATCTCTGCATCCGTATAGCTGCGACGGATCACCAGACTCACCAGCACGTTTTGCTTGAGGTCCGAGATGATCTTGCACAGGAACGGCGAGAAGACGTGGTAGGCAGGCGGCGTCGTATCCGCAGGCGGCTCGGTGAGCTGGTAGTGCACTGAGAGGTAGTCACCCACTTGCTGATCGACCTCTACCGCCCGGGCGTGGAGCTCATAGGTATCCATGCCGGTGTAGCCCTTGATGGGCACCAGCATGTCCTTGACCTCATAGGGCTGATGGTTGAAGCTGCTGTTGGCGTTGAGCGCCAACTGCTGCTCATCGAACGTGAAGTTGCTGGCGGGGAAGACCCCGCCATTGGCCACCACACGGCAGACCTTGTCATCTCTCACCTGGTAGCGCTGATCGGCTGAGAGCACGCCAGAGCGCACAAAGCCGTACTCGACTTCATCGACCAAGCTGTGATCGACGTTGCACAAGCCCTTCATGCGGATGGTGATCTGCTGCAGCCCACTGGGGCGCATGTACTGCTTGTCGAAGATGTAGAGGACGGGAAAGTCCATCCGATAGCCCAGATGGCGGATGAGGGCGTGGCCGTTGAGCCACACATCCAGCTCGCCCATAGGTACATCCAGATCAAACAGTGTGCTGGTGCCATTCACGTTGCGGTACGCTGTCAGGTGCACGATCATCAGGCCGTCGGTTGCAGCACTTTGCGCCTGGATAAGCAGCGCTTTGCCATTGGTGCGCACCAGCGTATCGAAGAGCTGACGAGTCAGCCCGTTCCACGTGATGGCACCACCTACCACGTTGTAGTGGTTGCTGTCGCCTGTGATGTCTTGCCAGACATTGTCTTGCGGATTGGTGGACTTTTGCCGCACGTAGCAGCGGTAGTCCACATCGGCACTGACCGTGACAGACGCTGTGTTGAAGCTCTCGTCCAGGTACTGCGAGCATGCGCCGTAGACGAACTCCACGTGGTGGCAATACAGCTGGTTTTGTGCCACGTAGATGATGCCACCGTTGTGCTCTTGCCAGCCCAGCAGCAAGCCGTTGATGTCGTACTCGAAGACGGTGCTCTTGATCTGGTAGGCCGCAGGCACTTCCACCGTCTTCTGACCTGACAAAGAAAAGACGGGTAGAATGGGGTCGCCCACCAGCTTGGCGCAGCCGTGGTAGCCCACAGCGTCACGCACAACGGCGTCAGTGATCTGCATGTAGCGCAGCCCCATCAATGCAGGGTACGCGGCCTTCTCCAAGTTCTCTGCCTTCCAGCAGGGCGCTGTGGCATGCGTGCCGCTCATGGCCTGGACGATTTGCGTGTCGTTCAGCTTGTAGAGCTCCGTGATTCGGCTGGACTCGTACACCAGCGCTCGCTCAAAGCCCGCATGACGTACCAGCATACGGATTCTGGCGTTACTCAGCGCAAAGACGGCGCTGTTGACCTGTGAAATGGCGTTGACGATGTGCGTCGGGATGGCGTAGTCGCAATGCGTGAGCATGCGGCAGGCGTTGCGCGCATTCTTGTGCAAGTACACTCCACGCTGCGTGACGCGGTCGATCACGCAGAAGTCCACATCGTCATGGTAGCGGATGGTGGCTTCGGTGTGACCGGGCGTGTGAAGCACGTACTTGCCCACCTGATCCAGCTCGGAATCAAAGGTCAGTAAATCTTGCACATCCCACTCCACGATGCTTCGAATTGACGCATCGTAAATGAACTCCACCGTATCACCTGGCGCGCATGTCAGCAAGTTGATGGTGGAGACACAGTAGCCGTTGCAGTAGCTCTGTACAGCACCAGGCTGAGTTGCGTAGACCTGAGCGATCTGGTCTTGCATCGCCAGGATCTGAGCTTGCGTTACTTGCCGATAGCCCACCACCACAATCGGCTGCGCGATGGTCAAACCGGCTTGTGTCTGCAGATCAGCCCAACGCGATGAGCGAAAGAACGCGTTGGAGTAAAATCGCAGATAGATGTCATCGACCGCTTGGTCAATGACGGATGCGCTCTGGGCAGTCGGCCTGCCCAGCTTGTCATCATGCTCGACCGCTACGATTAAGTTGCGGTCATACGTGACTTGCATCCACACGTTGCTCAGGTTGAAGCGAATGCCGCTGTCCGTGTAGACATCCATGAACAGCTTGGTGTTCATGCACAGCTCGGAGAGCTGGCGCCATTCGCCGGAATTGAGCTCCGGCAAGTTGAGCTGGTTGCTGCTGATCAAGCCAATCTGGAAGAGGTGAAACTTTTTACCCAGCACCGGCAAGGTGCCTGAGTCAAAATCAATCTTCCATGACGAGGTGACGCCATTATGCCCACTCAGCCGCGCCAGCTGAAAGATGTAGGGCTTGTCTTGCGTGGGCGAACACCAAATCGACTTGACGCCATAGGTCGCGAGGACTCCCATGGAGTTCTCCTTTCATCAGGCGGTAAAGGAGGTCACTTGCGTTGCAGGTCTTCAGCCATTTGCTTGCGCAGCGTGGCAAACCCGGTCAGCATGTTGACGTTCTTGATGAACTGCTCGTCGGCACTGCCACGTGAGCAGGACTCGACGATCTTGCCCATGTTGGTACGACGATACGTGGCTTCTTGCACAGCGCCGTAGACCATGGCAATCCAGCTCGGCGGATGCTCGAGCGCGGCGCCCAGCATCTCGCGCGAGCCGTGGCCAATCCAGTTGCCGGCCGTGAACTGCAGCAATGCCACGTAGTTGAAGTGCTGCAGGCGCACGCTGCCGGTGCGCAGCTTGATCTGCTCAGCCAGCTCTTCGAGCGTACCGATCATGCCCACGCCGTCCATGATGCGCGCCACATCGCTGGCAGGGGCCTTGCTGTACATGGCCGCCTTGAGCAAGACGCGCTCACGCACCTCTTCAAAGCCGTCGTCCTCTTCGAACAAGCAGCAGTAGAAGTACGCCGCCACCACGCTCACCACCACCATCTCGGAAGGGTTGAGCATGTAGGCACGCTGCAGGCTCTGCGCCACCAGCAGAGCGTAGACCTGGCCCGGCATGACATGCACGTCCTTCAAGAAGGACGGCTGCGCCAGCGTGAAGATGTGGTTGAGGCAAGCTCGCACGGTCTGAAGTTCGACCTCGGGCAGGTTGTTCACCAGCCAGCGATCCGAGCGCCAGTAGCCGTAGTTGCGCGCGTCCACAAACGTGACGTGCTTGTAGCGAGGCGAGAGCGAGCTGGGGATCTCCATCGTGATGGGGTGAGCAAAATAGCCCACATCCGCATGCCAGGACGCACCATTGATGGTGACCAGCGGGATGGGGGTGTTGAGCGCTGGCGTGTCTGCAGTGTAGTCGGGGTTATCGCCCCGGCTCATGAGCACGCTCAGAAGGCTCTTCTTGACCTGAACCTGGGCGTTGGCAAAACCCAAGCATGCCAGGGTGTCGTAAGCACTGTGAAAAACAGACATGGTGAAAAAGCTCCAAAGGCTAAATGAAGAAATGATGACGTTCGTGTGGACTGCAAAAACCTCTGCACTGCACAAGGGACTCAATAGTCCCCTCAGATCATCGTATGCTTAAAATGCAGCACTCCCTCAATTCACAATAGTCTAGGGGGAGACGTGACAGTCGTATGGTGCGTGAGTGCCTACCCTGGGTGGTAACGCTGACTGTGATACTGGACGTCAAAACAGCTTGCCTAGAGTCCCAGCAGCATTGGCAGGAGTATGCTGTCAGTGCTGTATGGGATGATCTGTTTTTATGTCAGGTATCAAGGCATGATTTATCATTAGGTCGCCTAGTGGCCATCAGTAAGGCAGCCGCTGCACTGATGGCACCATGTTTCCTGTTTCTATTCACGAGGATTCCTCTTTCTTTAACATCGAGGCCAACATGAACACATTCGTCAATGCCGCCCCGCAACTGGACTCCCGAGGCGTTCAGGACGGCTCTACCACCACGCCGCTGGCGGTGGCTGATCCGCAACCGACCCACATGCCCTGGGTCTACATCTACGCCGCCAAGGGCCCCGGCAAGCCGGGCGAGGTGGTGGCACAGCGCGTCTCCGACGCTGACCGCACCAACCTGTTTGGTATCGACTCGTTCGATCCGCGCGGCGTGTACTTCAACCACGCCACGTCCCTGAGCAACATCCTGGCTGCTGAAGCCAACGCGCACATGCTCGCCCGCATCGTGCCGGCCGACGTGGGCCCGCGCGCCAACTTCGCACTCTACCTGGACGTGCTGCCGGTGGCCGAGATGCCCCAGTACAAGCGCAACGTCCTGACGGGCGCCATCATGCTCGATGGCACGGGCGCACCGCAAGTCGCTGACGCGCAAGCCGTGACAGCTTTTGCTGGCTACAAGATCAAGGTCGTGGTCGAACGCATCAGCGCCCTGGCTGACGAGACCAAGTTCGGCACCCTCACCGCCAAAGCCGGTGACCAGACCTCCACCGTCGGTGGCGTGGCGGTGCAATCGCAGCGCTACCCGATCCTGCAGTGGGTCGCCTCCAGCTACGGCGAAGCCGGCAACAACTCGGGCATCCGTCTGTCTGCTCCGATCTCGGCTGGCGCTTCGCCGCTGGACGCCAAAGCCATGGCTGACACGGGCGCCTACCCGATGCGCCTGCAAGTGATCCGCCGTGCCAATGCCAAGAGCACACCGGTGATCGTCGACTCGCTCGACGGTGACAAGTTCATCGACTTTGCCCTCAAGCCGGGCGCGATGTACACCACCTACAACATCCCCTACTATCTGGGCGAGCGCTTCAGCAAGAAGTACCGCAACACCGACAAGTCGCAAGGCCCCATCAACTACGGCGACTTCGAGCAGGTCTACGTCTATGACGCGGTGATCGCTCAGCTGCTCACGCAGTTCTACACGAGCGAGTCGGCCTACATCGACGCGGCCACCACGGCGGGCAATGGCCTGCCGGTGACCAAGGACTTCGTCACGGGTGATGCGACTCAGAAGTTCCTGATCAACATCCTCACGGGTGTGAACTCGGGCAACGAGCCGTACTACAGCCTGCAGTTTGACACGGCCGGTGCCGGTGCCATCCGCCTGAGCGAGACCACCAACCTGTACGCCGGCGGCGGCGCCAACGGCACGATGAGCGACCAGGCGTTTGCTGACGCCGTCACAGCCGACATCGCCCACTGGGCAGACCCGCTGCATCGCTACCAAGACGATGCGCTGTACCCGGTGTCGATCTTCTACGACACGGGCTTCCCGCTGGCGTCCAAGCGCGACCTGTTCCAGTTCATGGCGCTGCGCAAGGACACCGTCGTGGTGGGCGGCGTGCACGTGGCCGGTGAGCCGGCCATGACGACGGAGCAAGAACGTTCGGTCGCCACGCTGCTGCGCACCTATGCGCAGCTCTACCCCGAGTCGGACTACTACGGCACGGCCACCATGCGCGCCTTCATTGTCGGCCAGTCGGGCCGACTGGTGGGCTCGAGCTGGACGCAGCGCCTGCCGCTGACGCTGCAGATCGCCAAGTGGTGCGCCAGCATGATGGGCGCGGCCAACGGCATCTGGAAGCGCGACCGGCTCTTCGACATCGCGCCCAACAACATCGTGGATCTGTTCACCGAAGTGAACAACACGTCCGTGCCGGTGGCCACCCGTGCCAAGAACTGGGCGCTGGGCATGAACTGGGCGCAGTCCTTCAGCGAGACGCAAGTCTTCTTCCCGGCCATCAAGTCGGTCTACGACAACGACACGAGCGTGCTCAACAGCCTGTTCGTCGTGATGGGTGCGGTCGAGCTGCAGAAGGTCGGCCAACGCGTGTGGCGCGAGTTCACGGGCGCGGTGCGCTACACCGAAGCCGTGCTGTGCGACCGCGTCAACCAGTCGGTGCTCGCCAAGACGCAAGGGCGTTTTGCTGATCTGTTCAAGATCACGCCGGCGGCCTACATCTCCGAAGGCGATGCGCTGCTGGGCTACAAGTGGACGCTGCCCATCACGCTGGAAGCCAACAACATGAAGACGGTCATGACGCTCGACGTCAAGGCCATGCGCATGACGGCCTGACAATCAGGCCAGCAGCTCTGACCTAACACTCACGGCGTGATTTGACTCCAGAGCAGTTCTTGCAGTCTTGAGTCTGGCGTTGAATCACTCTAGCAGGGTTGGGTGGAGCGCTGTCAGCGCACTCATCAGCCACCTATCCTCTACTCATCTCTCTCGAAAGGAATGCATCATGACTCGTGTCGCAGATGCGATCTTGACAGGCCAAGCCCAGAGCTTTGGCCGTGGCAGCGCCATGTCCGATCCGCAGTATGGCGGCTCGTATGGCGTGGCGCCCGACCTGTCGCAGTGGGCCAGCATGACCCACTACACGCGCCCCAACCTCATCGTCATGCTGTTCGATGTGCCGCGTGGCCTGCAGTACCTGCCGGACTCCGACTACTATGTCTCGGGCCTGCGCGCCATGGTGGAAACCCATGCCCGCAACTGGGACGGCTTCAAGTCGGACCTCAAGGTGGAATTCACCGAGACGCCCGTGGGGCGTGCGGGCGAGCAGTTCCAAGACGTGGTCAACGTCACGCGTGAGCGCACCACGCCCACGCTGACGCTGGTGGATCTGGCGGGTCGCCCCTTCCAGAACCTCTTGCAGGACTACATCACCTACCTCATCGGTGACCCGGACACGGGCTATCCGATGATCAACGCCATCGACGGCGTGAGCCTGGGCGACTACCTCAACGACATGGCCTCCATGGTCATCCTGGCGTTCGAGCCGGATCCGACGTTCAAGCGCGTGGCCAAGGCGTGGCTGTGCGCCAACGTCATGCCGGACACCACGGGTCCGATCGAAGGCCGCAAGGACCCCACGGCCTCGCGCGACACGCTGGAGATCTCGCTGAATTTCTCCGCGGTGACGCAGTCGGGCTACGGCGTGCTGCTGCTCGCGCAGAAGTACTTCGACCTGATGAACAAGACCAACGCCAACCCGCTGCTGCGCCGCGCCTTCCAAGAAGAGATGTCGCCGGACGTGGCGTCCAACTTCGGTCTGGGCGGCGTGATCGACAACATCAACAACCTGGGCGCTGACGCCCTGGCTGCGACCTAAAAAAGAAAAGGTCGGCATAGAAGTGACCTCACCTCCAACCCCGTGACAGGTTGGAGGTGAGGGCTTTTATGCCGCCTGTAACTAGAGCGCGCTATCCCAGCGGGCATGACTCAAGGCGCCTCCCGGCAGCCTGTTTGGAGTAAGCAGATGTTCAGCTCTCGCCGAACATCTGCTTGGCCAGGTCGGCGATGCTCTTGCGAGCATCGACCATGGCTGGCGACTTGTTCCCGATGATTGACACGGTCGTGTGACCGTGCTTCACTATCGGGTCACCGCCTTTGGGGTTCGGGAACTCCCGAACCCGCTGCACCAGGCCGGTGACCTGGCGGTCACCGGCCTCGCCGGAGAAGGGAATTTCTTCCATCTCCGGCTGTTCCTGCAATTGGGCCAGCGCAAGCTGGCCCGAGACCGATACGACTGCCGCGTCGTACGCAGCGTCGTATCGGTGGACCCCGTCCAGGACGGGGCGTTCCAGACCGGCGACTTCTGCGCCGGTCTGGTAGTAGCGGTCGGCATCGCCGACCACGACTACGCCGTCTGCGATGACGGCGTGGGGTTCGAGCGCGGCCTTCACCCGCTCGAACAGTTCATGGACTTTCTTGGCCATGGGGCCTCCTGTTTCGTTCGCTTTGAAGGATTGGCAACAGTTGCGAACTCACTGTTGCCAATTGATGGCGGCGGGCCTGACTTTACATCAGGCGGCGGCCATGGCCGCTGCGTTCAGCGGGGTCACGTCAGTGTAGCTGTCCTGGCCGGCACGGTTGCCGGCTGCGCACATCTCGCCGTTAATGCCGCGTTGAGGCGCGGCCGCGAGTTCTATGCTAACTGCATTTAGCAGACATGTGTAATTCACACACATGTCGATTTGCAGCCCAAGGAATGCTGCGACCAACGGAACACCGATGACCTCAACCAGCGGCGCGCCCGTCACCACCATGATGGTGACGCAGAGCGCCGTGACCAAGACGCCAGCAGCAGTGGTCAACCACTCGAGCAGAATGCGCGGGGCATTCAGCACGTATGCCGTCATTGCCTTGAAGGCGACGCCCCAATCACCGGTCTTGATACCGGTGAACATGAAGACGTAGCCTGCCCCCAGCACGCCAGCACCGGCGGCCATCAGGACCAGCAGGTCCAGATAGGCCGAGCCGGTGGTCAGTGCGCTGACCACCAACGCCGCCACTGTCATGGCCGCGATCGCCACAGCGGCTGCGTAGAGCAGCCCGCCAATCAGGCCGCCGGCGATGCCGGTGATGGCCCAATCAGCGACGCTGCCGGCGCCACTGATGACATTCTTGACCGCTTCAACGACGCGGTCGCACAGGGCCTTGAGGCCCTGTGCAACGAACGCGACGGCCGAAGCCGCCGCGTCGTAGGCCTGTACGGCCTTTGTCTTGATCCATTCGAGCATGTTAGCTCTCCTTAAATAGTAACTAAAAAACCACCCACAACTGTTTTGGTTGAGTTGTGAGTAGCGTTGTCGAGCTGCAGGTTACTTCAGGGTGTAGTGATGAAGTAATTGTTGCAGTAGACTCACCATGGTAATATGTGAGTATAGATTTTTAGATTCATGTTCTACATGACGGCATAAAAAAGAAAACCCCTCACCACAAAGAGGCTCTAGCAGCACAGCTGGCGGACTTCACAGTCGGCTGCTGGTGCTGTTAGAGTGTTTGCGGTGAGAGGCGCCTGTCACGAGGCGGTGAACTGATAGCGCCTCACGGCAGGATCAGGATTCCAAAGGGCCCAATGCGTTCAGCAGTTTTTGAGCGCAGGCGGCCGTCTCATCGGGCTTGCTCGGCTCTTCACTGGCCGTGTCGGTGGGCATAGGCGACTGCGTGGCTTCTTGCTCGTTGGTGAGCTCGTAGCTGCAGATCTTGATCTGCGCTGCGCCATCGGCAACCATGGCGCTCACCAAAGAGTGCATTTGCTTGACAGCCGTAGGCTTGTCCACGCACGGTTGCGAGAGATCGAAACGGCTCTCGTGGCGCAGCTCGGCATTGGACGACTCGGCAGTGGGCTGAGCTTGCGGCTGTTGGGCAGCCGGTTGTTCTTCTTGTTGACACAGCACCTTGTCGAGCTTGGTGTTGATGGAGTCCAACTGGTCCTTGAGCGTGGCTTGCCAAGCGAGGGTTGTGTGGCGTTGACCTCCCTGCTGACAGCGGTACTGAGAGCTGGCGCTGTATTCCGTCTGCATGCCTTGCATGACGGC